TTATTCATAGTGCTGTACAAGCATAACTTTGTTAGCATCATCATATTCAACAAATATCTTCCAGTCTTGGAACAAGTTCTGTAACTTGTATACCGAGTACTTAGCAGGTACTGTTGTTCTGAAGACACCATCCATGTAGACTTTCCACATAATAGTCTCCTGTTAGTTAATTATCAACGCCGCTGAGTCGATGTTTTCGTCCGACTCGGGACCACCTGCGTTCACATGATACAGGAGTTATTCACAATCGAGTTCACTTGTTCTCGATCTTCACGTGTGCTGAAGTAAGACAGGCATCGCGCTCACTTGAAAGGTAATATTTCATACACTTCGCAGGTGATTGGTCATACTTGTCGGACCAGACAGACGTTTTAGCTACTTTGTCAGACCATTTCACAATGTCTTCCATAGTAACTGCCACACCTGTAGGCAATCCGCACGCCCACGCGTGACGCAACTGAGCAGGCAAGTGCCAAACTCTGCGACGTACGCGTGACGCACCAAATTGCTTATCAAGCTCTTCAGTACTCGTGAAGGTATAATAAGTTTCTTTCACCTTACTACCTCACGTGATGATCTATAAGTTGTATGGTTACGTGACGGGATCATCATGACCGACACGCACACACGCACACATACACTTGCACATGCACTTACGCAGCTACGTAGCCACATATGTCTAGCTTTCCAACACGTGCACATACACGTACAGGGCCCCGGGGTGCATCTACGCACACCGCGGGAGTCTCTATTCTAACCGCGGTTTTGGGGTGGGGGTCCTTTTGACTTTCGTACAGAATCCGTTAAATAAGTGTACAACTCTCAACAAACGGTGTATAAATAGACTTATGGCACATGGTGGTAAAAGACCTGGAACTGGGAGACCAGCAGGCAGCAAAAATAAAAGATCTCAAGAAATTGAAGATCGTTTAGAAGATCTAGGAGTAGATCCTATAGAAGGCATGGCTATGATAGCTGCCGACCCTAACTCTACACCCGAACTTAAGTTGCAATGCTATAAAGAGCTAGCACAGTATGTAGCCCCTAAACGTAAAGCAATAGACATGACTACAACCCACGCCGGGGAGATGACGATTGAAGTTGTTAACTTTCAAGATTTAGATGAAGATAAGGGTACCACATAACTGGAAGCCTCGTAACTATCAACTACCCCTCTGGAAATTTCTAGAAGAAGGTGGTCTTAGAGCCGTGGCTGTCTGGCACAGACGTGCTGGTAAAGATTTAGCTAGTATTAACTGGTGTGCAGTCTCTGCACTTAAAAGACCAGGATTGTACTGGCATCTATTTCCTACATATAACCAAGGACGTAAGATTGCATGGGATGGCATGACCAGGGACGGTCGTAAGTTCATTGACCATTTTCCACCAGAAGTAATAGCAGCTCAAAACAATACCGATATGCGACTTACTTTAAAAAACGGTTCTATATACCAGGTCGTAGGTACAGATAACGTTGACAGACTTATAGGAGCCAATCCTGTAGGTGTAATCTTTTCAGAGTACTCAGTCCAAGATCCCAGAGCCTGGGACTATATAAGACCTATCCTAGCAGAGAACGGTGGCTGGGCAGTATTCATATATACCGCAAGGGGTAGAAACCACGGCTACGATTTAATGAACATGGCACGAAAAAATGAAAAATGGTTTAGCCAAGTCCTATCTATTGAAGATACAAGAGCAGTATCTGCTCAAGCTATTATAGACGAAAGAGAATCAGGTATGCCAGAAGAAATGATCCAGCAGGAGTTTTATTGTTCATTTGATGCTCCTCTAGTAGGGTCATACTATGGTAATCCTATGGCTAAGGCCCTTGCAGACCGGCGCATAGTAAATGTTCCTTACGATCCTTTGCTTGATGTCAATACCGCCTGGGACCTTGGCATGGGAGATTCTACCGTTATTATATTTTACCAGACCGTAAACGCGGAAATAAGAATTATAGATTACTATGAAAACCAAGGTGAAGGTTTAGCTCACTACATACAAGTAATGAGGGATAAAGAATATGCTTATGGAGAACACATAGCACCTCACGATATTAAAGTAAGAGAGATGTCAACGGGCCGGAGTAGATTAGAATCGGCCAGAGACCTAGGAATCAAGTTCCGTGTAATACCTAACTTAAGAATAGAAGATGGTGTAGAAGCTGTAAGGACTATATTACCTAGATGTTATTTCGACGAGAATAAGTGTAAGCATTTAGTCGAAGCCTTGAGACAGTACCGCAAAGACTTTGACGAGAAGAACAATACATTTAAAGATAGACCCGTACATGACTGGTCATCACATCCAGCTGATGCTTTTAGATATATGGCACTAGCTATACGAGACCGTCAAAATGCTAAAATGGAAAAATTACCAAGACTAGCAGACCAGGAGTATCAGATATTAGGATAAACGTCAGAAATTTTAAGAAGTCCGATATCAGCCCTTTGATTAAGCTAGGGTTTAAAATGCACAATGAATCTTCTTTTAAAAGTATAGGCTACGATGAAGAAAAACTAAGAGACCTAGGAACAAGTATTATAAATAGACCTGATGTATTCTTTGCCTCTGTGGCTGAAGATGAAAATAAAGTAATATTAGGTATGTTCGTAGGTGTAATAACAGAGTACTATTTTTCTAAGGACACTATGGCTTCAGATCTACTTTTCTATGTAGATCAAGATAAAAGAGGAGCCTTAGCCTGCCTTAAAATGATTAAGGAGTTTGAATTATGGGCAAAAAGAAACAACGCAAAAGAAGTGCGCCCGGCTACTAGCACAGGAATAGAAATGAATAGAACAGCAAAATTATATAGCCATTTAGGCTACGAGCCGACAGGGCATACTTTTAGGAAGGTGCTTTAATGTGCGGCGGCGGCGGCGGAAGTTATACTCCACCACCTCCACCTCCACCACCTCCTGCAAGAGCAGAAGCGACCAAACCGGTAGCAGATTACGCAGCATTAGACCGTAAGCGTAAAGGTAGATCATCTACTATTATGACGCAAGGCGGAGCCCAAGGTTTAGTGGGTCTGGAGAATATACAGAAAAAGAAACTTATGGGTTCATTCTCAGAGACTTAAATGGATAAAGTAGATAATATTATAAAGCGCATGGGACAGCTAGAATCTATGCGAGGTCCATGGGAGCAACTCTGGCAAGATTGCACAGACTTTGTAAACCCTAGACGTGGTGACTTTTCAATAGCAAGGTCTAAAGGAGATCGTACACGCTATGATAAAGTATTTGATTCAACAGCTCCACTAGCTAACGAACAACTAGCTTCTGGACTACACGGATTCTTGACGAGCTCGGCTGAGAATTGGTTTTCTTTAAATATACCACAGGAAAACGATATACTTTCTCAGTCAGTTCGCAACTGGTTACAAGGTACAACTGAAACATTATTTGATGATGTATTCCACACACCTGAGGCTAACTTTACTACAGCAGTACATGAGCTGTACTTAGACCTTGGATCTTACGGAACAGCTGTTATGTACGTAGAAGATAGACCTGGTAAGTCTATTAACTTTAGAACGTTCCACTTAGCTGAATGCTTTATAGCAGAAAATTCAGAAGGTACTGTAGATACACTATATAGAAAATATAAACATACTGCAAGACAACTAGTGCAGATGTATAAAGACAAACTTCCACAAAAATTTATAGATACTTCATACAAGCAACCACACCAAGAATTTACATGTATACATGCTGTTGAGCCAAGAGACTCATACGGCCCTGGTGCAAAAATGGCGACAGATATGCCATTCAGCAGTTGTTACGTATTAGAAGAAGAAAAGATTATGTTACAAGAATCAGGATTTAACGAATTTCCTTACATGGTTCCTCGTTGGTCAAAAACAGCAGGTGAGATATATGGTCGATCTCCTGCTATGACTTGTTTACCAGACATTAGAATGGTAAACGAAATGACTAAGACCGTTATTAGGGCAGCTCAAAAAGCTACGGATCCACCACTCCTAGTCCCTGATGACGGTTTCATGTTACCCCTTAGAACTGTACCAGGCGGATTAAACTATTATAGATCAGGTACTACAGATAAAATAGAACCTCTAACATCTAATGTTAGACCAGATATCGGGCTAGACTTTATTGAAACTAGACGTGAGCATATACTTAAGACGTTTCACGTAGATTGGCTACAAATGAAACAAGACGGTCCTCAAATGACTGCAACTGAAGTACTGCAACGTCAAGAAGAAAAGATGAGGTTACTAGGTCCTATGGTTGGAAGACTACAAACAGAATTCTTAGGTCCTTTAATAGATCGAGTGTTTGCTATAATGATGAGACGTAATGCAATAGAAGAAGCTCCTCAAGAAATAGAAGGTCAAACCTTAAAAGTAGTATATGTATCTCCTGTAGCAAGAGCTCAGAAATCTCAACAGATATTTAACTTTAGTAGATTCTTAGAACAGATGATACCTTTGGCTCAAATAAAGCCAGAGATATTTGATAACCTTGATGCTGACGGAGCTTTTAAATGGGCTCACGGTACCTTAGACGCTCCAATGGAAACTCTAATGGGTGAAGAACAAGTAGCACAGCTAAGGAAACAAAGACAAGAACAACAAGAGCAAATGCAACAAGCTGAGCAAGCTCAGCAACTAGCAGGAGCAGCTAAAGATGCCAGTGCGGCAGGACTAATAGATGGCGAGGAAGAAGCTTAACGAAATACACGATTCTTATCGCGCGGTGTTCGATTCTCCAGATGGAGAGCGCGTGTTAGAGCATTTGGTTAAAGTAGGATTTGTAGATATATCCACACATACACCAGGTGATTCCCATGATACTGCTTACAAAGAAGGTAAGCGAAGTATCGTTATATCAATTCTAAGATTTATCGAACGCGATCCTAGAGAATTATTGCGCCAAGTGCAGCAAGGAGAACAAGATGGTTGAAGAAACAGGGTCCGTAGAAGCTACGGCAGAAGTAGCTACAGATGCGGGGAGCTCGGTTGATTGGAAAAATTCGTTACCAGATGACGTAAGGACTGATCCGAGTCTCGCAGACATAGCAGATGTAGGAGCCTTAGCAAAGAGCTTCGTACACAGTCAAAAAATGGTAGGTACAGATAAAATAGCCTTACCCAAAGCAGATGCAACGCCAGAAGAAATGGCAGCTTTCTATGACCGTTTAGGTCGACCTAAGGAATATGAGTTTGAAAAAGCAGAACTTCCTGAAGGTATGGGTTACAACGAAGACATGGAAAAACAAATGAAAACCATGATGCATGAATCAGGTCTAACTAATAAGCAAGCTAGTGATCTATATAGTGGCTATATGAAATATATGGGTACTCAATATTCAGAACAGTCTGCTCAATCAGAAGGACAAAAAGCACAATGGCATAAAGACCTACAAAAAGATCTAGGTAAAGCCTTTGATCAAGAAGTAGATCTATCGCAAAGGGCTGCTAGAGAACTTGGTGGAGAAGATTTTTTAAACTGGCTAGATACTAGTGGACAAGGGAATAATCCTATGTTTGTTAAGATGTTTGCTAAAGTAGGTAAGATGATGGCTGAAGGCGGGGCTGAACCCGGTAAGCCACAATCGTTTGAAATGACACCAGATAGTGCTAAATCAGAGATTGCTAGACTACAACGAGATCCTAACTTTATGAACCAATACAGCAGCAAAGAGGCTGATGGGCATGGAGAAGCAGTCAAGAAGTACAGGAACTTATTTGAATATGCCTATCCAGATCAGATAGAATGATTGTACATTACATTATTTAGTAAGATATAATTTGAAATAAGCGGGTAGCTTAACAGTCCGCAGCTTTGTGCCCAGGCTTAAGGGTAGTGGAGGTCCGTGAGGGTAGCCTATGCGATATATTTAATATTGTTAAAAGGAGGACATTTTTATGTCAACTCAAATTACGACTGCTTTTGTACAACAGTACAGAGCCAATGTAGAGCATCTCTTGCAACAAAAAGGTTCACGCTTACGTCCGTACGTAAGAGTCGAATCTCAGAACGCTGAATTCGAATTCTATGATAGAATTGGTTCTACTTCTGCGCAAGAAGTGACAGGTCGTCATCAAGACACTCCACTAATCACAGTACCTCACGATAGAAGACGTTGTTCTTTACGTGACTTTGATTGGGCGGAATTAATTGATAGACCTGATAGAATAAGATTGTTAATTGATCCAACTTCACCCTATGCACAAAACGCAGGTTTTGCTCTAGGTAGAAAAATGGATGAGATTATAATCGCCGGTGCTTTCGACACCGTTTATACAGGTAAAACTGGAGCCGGAACAGTAACACACCCATCTACACAACTAGTTGCTCACAACTATGTTGAGAGTGGAAGTGCTGCTAACTCTGGTCTTACTATAGGTAAACTAAGAAAAGCAAAAGAAATGCTTGATTCTAAAGAAACGGATCCATCAGATCCTCGTTACATCATTTGTACAGCAAGACAAATTCATGACTTGCTAACATCAACTGAAGTAACAAGTGCTGATTTTAACTCTGTTAAAGCTTTAGTTCAAGGCGAAGTAAACACTTTCATGGGATTTGAATTTGTAAGAACTGAATTAGTAGCAACTGATGCAAGTTCTTATAGAAGAGTCATAGCTTACAGTAAATCTGGCTTGTTGCTTGCAATGGGTATGGATATTAATGTAGATATTGGCCCAAGACGTGATAAACGTAATTCAACCCAGGTCTATTGCTCAGCTTCATTCGGTACGGTTCGTATGGAAGAAGAAAAAGTAGTAGAAATTAAATGCGTAGAAGCGTAAGGAGATAAACAATGGCTGTAACATTACAAAACAGTGTTGAGTATACAAATAGTATTGCAAATCCTATTACGACTCAAGCACAACCACATGAAGCAATGGGAAGATTAAGGATTGCCTTTTTTAACCATATTCAAGATGGTGCTGGAGATGCAACTTCTAGCGTAGCTTTATGTAAGCTACCTGCTGGTAAATTGCGTCTATTGAGCTCACTTTCAAGAGCATATGTTAACTGGACGACTGGTTCAGCTACATTAGATCTTGGATGGGATGCTCACACTAATGCGGACGGAACTGCGGTAGCCGCAGATCCTAACGGTCTTGTGGACGGATTAGCCGTTGACACTGCCGCATATTACACATTAGAAGGTGCCTTAGCGGCAGAAAAAGTAACTGGTGGAACTCACGTTCTAGATAGCCAAGAGGGCGTTGTAATTCGTGCAACTTCTCAAGATACGGCTATTGTGTCAGCTGACGACCTCGTTGGTTACTTAATCTACGTTATAGACTAAACATAAATAGAGGGGAGGGAAACCTCCCCTCGCTCGGAGAAAAGATATGGCAACAGCATCAGCAGAGATTAACATTGTAAATAGAGCTTTGACTTTACTAGGTGTTAATACGATAACTGCAATAACCGATTCAGATAAAGCAGCAGCAACCGCTTCTGTGCTATGGGACGACACTAGAGCAGCGGTATTCAGGTCACACCCTTGGAACTGTCTAACAAAAAGAGTAGCTTTATCAAAAGATTCAGTAGCTCCTGCTTATGGGTACAGCGCTAAGTTTCAATTACCTGCTGACTTTTTAAGATTAATCAGATTAGAAAACCCAAAAGAGAATTACCAAATAGAAAATGATTTTATACTATATGACGGAACTGCATTAAATGTACAGTACCTAGCCTTAATAACAGATGTTACTAAGTATGATACCCTGCTATTAGATGCACTAGCAGCAAGATTAGCAGCAGATTTAGCCTTACCCTTATTACAAAGCACAGCGATTATGGAGAAAATGTACGCGGTATATGACTTAAAACTAAAAGAAGCTAGATACGTAGATGCTCAAGAAAATTGCCAAGATGTATTAGATGCAGACTACTGGTTAGATTCTAGATCAGGATTAACAAGAGCTAATATAGAAACACCTCCAAGGAATTAATATGGCAAGAATTACGCCTATTCAAACTAACTTTGCAGGAGGAGAAATTAGTCCTAAACTGCAAGGAAGAGTAGATCTTGCACAGTATAATGTTAGTTGCAAACTGCTTGAAAACTTCATTTGTTTTCCTCAAGGCGGCGTAATTAAGAGATCAGGTACTAGATACATAGCCGAGTGTAAAAATAGTACTTCAACTAAGAGACTTATCCCATTTGTATTTAGCACTACGCAAGCGTATATATTAGAGTTTGGGGAAGACTACATAAGATTTTATAGAAACGAAGGACAAATATATTCATCAGGCAGTACGCCTTACGAATTATCAAGTCCTTACGGGCAAGAGTATTTAGACGGTTTATCATTTACACAGTCAGCAGATATCTTATATATAACACATCCTAGCTTTTCGCCTAGGAAGTTGACAAGGACATCTCACATTGCTTGGACAATTACAGAATTAGACCATTTAGATGGACCTTACCTTGATGTAAATGTAAGTGCAACTACTATAACACCACAAGCTACTACTGGTACAAGTAGAACTTTAACAGCTAGTGCAGACTTATGGGTTTCTACAGATGTAGGAAGACTTGTAAGACTTAAACACAGCTCTACTTGGGGCTATGCTAAGATAACAGCTGTAACAAATGCTACAGTAGCTGTAGCAACTATAAAGAGTAATTTTGCTGCCACAGGAGCTGTAACTGATTGGAGACTCGGGGCATGGTCAGATACTTCAGGTTGGCCGACATGTGTAACGTTCTATCAAGATAGATTATTTTTTGCTAACAGCAGTACTCAACCAAATACAGTATGGGGCAGCAAATCGGGAGATTTTGAAAACTTTGCTGCTAGTGCAACAGACGGTGCAGTAACTGACGATAATGCTTTAGTATTTACATTAGCTACAGATAGAGTAAATGCAATACGCTGGATGTATAGTGGTAAACAATTACAACTAGGAACATCTGATGGACCTTTCTTAATGTCATCAGGTGGTGATAACTTAGCCCTTACACCTACAAACGTAACAGTAAACAGAGAATCAGCAGACGGAGTAGCTAGCATGCAACCGATAGGAGCTAGTAAAGCTACCGTATATACTGATAGAAATTTAAGAAGAATAAGAGAACTTACTTACAAATATGAAATTGACGGGTATAAATCCCCTGATCTAACTCTTATAGCTGAACACATTATTGGAGGAACAACAATTAAATCTATAAATTATGCTAGGTCTCCTAATAGTCTTATTTGGACCCTGCTAGCAGATGGCGGTTTAAGGTGTTTAACTTATCAAAGAGATGAGGACGTAGTAGCTTGGCATAGACATATACCTGGAGGTACTTCAGGTTCTTGCACTATAACAGTAGCTGACTATGCTAATATAGCAACTAACGCTAAAGTAGTGTTAACTAAGTCAGATGGGGCTATAGTTACATTTACTTGTCAAGGCGCTGGTACAGGATCACCAGCTACTAATAAATTTTTTCATAACGAATCAAACAACACAACAGCAGATAACATATATACTGCTATTAACGCTCATGCAGATTTTACTGTAGCTAATCCAGGAGCGGCTATAGTAACGGTTAAAGAAACTGCAAGGGCAGGTTCTGATCCATTAACTATAACTACAAGTGACACTACAAGATTAGCAGTAACCAGTCAAGGTATAGCGCTAGTTAAAAGTATTGCCGTAATACCAACACCTGATGAAACTGAAGACCAATTATATATGATTGTTGAAAGGACTATAAACGGAGCCACTAAGCACTACGTAGAGTTCTTAGAAGAAGTCTTTGATACAGCACAAGGTCGTACGGTATCAGAAGCTTTCTTTGTAGATTCCGGTTTAACTTATTCAGGTACTGCAGCAAATTCTGTTTCAGGACTAGGTCATTTAGAAGGAGAAACAGTGCAAGTGTTAGTTAACGGAGCTACCCACCCAAACAGAACTGTTGCTTCTGGCGCAATAAGTTTAGCAAGTTCAGGCACTAAGATACACGTTGGATTAGCGTATAAAGCTAAATTAACTACTTTGGACCCTCATATAGTTACAGAGGAAGGCAGTTCTTTAGGCAAGGTAAGAAGAATAGAAAGAGTCACAGTCCGTGTAGTAGACACGTATAACCTTAAAATATCAGCAAATACAAATGTATTAGAAGAATTAGACTTTAGAGATACTGGCAGCTTGGAATCTGTACCATTTAGAGAAGGAAGCCAGGCTATGGATGCAATTACTTTGTTTACAGGAGATAAAAGAGTATTGATTTCTCATATTCCCGATCGTAACTTCACCTTAACTGTGCAGCACGATCAAGCTCAACCTTGTACTGTATTAGCTATAATGTATGCAATGGTGGTGTCAGACCGATGATATATATATTACTATTACAATTAACGGAGAAGAATATATGTGCGTAACGGCTATGATTATGATAGCAGCAACAGGGGCGATTGTACAAGCTAAGGCCGCTGATTCAGCCGCAAAAGCACAAGCTAATTCATCAAGGTACGCGGCAGAGGTAGCAGACAATAATGCTAAAATAGCTCAAGATCAAGCTAAATGGGACGCAGATGGAAAAGACAGAGATTTAAGAAGAATATTAGCTTCCAACAACGCAAAGACAGGCGGTTCAGGTATAACTGGGCAGGGTTCTCCTTTAGAAGTACAAATGGATAATGTTCAGGAAATGGAAATGGATAAACTAGCTGTGTTATACGGCGGTGACATAAGATCAAGTAACTATGAAGCAGAGGCTGCGCAAAATAGACAAGATGCAAAAAATGCTAAAACCGCTGGAAAATTTGCAGTGGGTACTAGCTTATTATCAGGAGCAGGCAAAATAGCGGGCACTGTAGCTACCCATGATGCTGGATATTTCAGTTCTGCTGGAAGAGCGAGGATAAATAAACCACCTGGATAGCTAAACCATGAGTATTATAATAAAAGGATTAAAGACCGCAGGCCAAGTAGCAAGTAAAGCTACAGGCGCTGATAACACCTGGATGCTTAAAAAATCTGCAGAGTTCATGAAGCTTAATTCTGACAACACTGCACAAATATCTCAAGAATTAGATCCTGCAGAATACTTAAATAACCCAGGCTTTGTTTCAGGAAAAGATCCCGATACTTATGTAAATAAGAAAAAAGATTTTATAGAAGAAACTTTAAGCCATGGACAGTTTTTACCGCCTACTACCGCCGCCAAAACGATGTGGGAGACGTACATGCATGCAACAAAACGAAAAGAACTAGCTGGCGGTATTGCAATAGAAGCTAGAACTAGAGTTAATGCAAGACACCAGGAGATAAACACCGGCGTAGAACTGATGATAAACACTTTAGCTGAAGATCCAACAAGAGAAAAATTTAACCAC